GTAGCCTCCCCGAACGCATTTGCAAATTCGTCGTCGGAAACGGCAGCAGAATCAGTGGCTTCGGTAGTCATAGAGGCGTTTTATCCTTGTGCGATTAGTATGTCAAGGGTGTAAGACACAAAATTACTCGTCGTGGATCGTGACAACTGGCCCGGTGAGTTCGCGGTACAGTTCATCCAGGCATTGCGCCCGGCCCTGCTGCACCGGAAAGTCGGCTGGGGGGCATACCCGCAGCAATTTGTCCTGTTTCTCCAGCCGGCGACTCACCAGGCGGATAAGCGCCTGCATCCCCGGCTCTAGCCGGTTCTGCTGCGCTTGCTGAAGCAGGCGGGCTTCCTCCCGCCTGCTGTCCATTTGCGTTGCTGACTGCATTCGTAAGCACTCCTGGGTTAATGCCCTTCTCCAGGGCTGCCAACAGCACGTTGGCCGTTGTAGCGTCTGCCGCAGCCGTGCTCTTCCCGGCCTGTGCGATCTTGTAGAGCGTTGTGGCCAGCACCTCCCGCACTTCCGCCTCGGCCATTTTCTGCATCTGCTGCTCTTGCGCTTGCTGCTTCTGCTGCTGCGCGGCATCCACGGCATCGCACTCCGCGTCGTTCATCACGATGTCCTGCACCGTCAAGTCACGCACCCGGACACGCGCCCGAGCAAGTTCCCGCATGTTAATGTACTGCTTTTCTTCTGGCGTCAGCGATTGCGCCAGGTTGTCCAACTGAATTCCCAACACTTCCTTGGCAATCAGGCTGGTCGCGCCGCGAGCCACAGGCTTGAAGTCCCCGCGCATCTTCGGATCATCGTTGAAATTGCGGTTGAAGTTGATAACTGCACCGATCACAGACTCCGTAAATACGTCGAAATTTCGCACTACGTCTTTGAACGGCAGCGCCGCGTCTCCGCGCAGCATGGACGCCCCGGCTGCCGTTCGGAACGGCTCGCTCGGCCCCTTGCTCATATCTCCACCAGTGGCCGCGCCGACGAACGTCTCTTGGTCGGCAAACTCCTGGAACATCTTCACCAGCGCCTGCATTTCAGGCAAGTGCATAGGCATCTCTATGTTCCGCACAGCCGGAACCTGCATGGTGGCGGGGCTGGTGTCCGAGCGATACCAGATTTTGTCCGTCTGGATCGAAGTCATGTCCTGCCCCATGGACAAGAGTTCCGTGTTCACCTCGAAATTCCGCTGCACTGACCCGTTGTCCATGACCATGCGCGTGCCGGCGCAGATGCCCATCTGGCTGTCCCGCACGATGTTCGGCAGTCCGTTGCCCAAGAGACTTGACTCGTCCTCCTCGAAAATGAAGTGGTGGTACATCGGCACCTCCCCATCTGTCTCCAGAGCAGTCCAAGGGTCAATATCCGCCTTCACCACAGTATCCCCGAGCAACCACACCTGGGCCTGCACATCCTGTGCCATCTGCTCGTCAGATACTTCANCCCCGGCTGCCGCCAACTCCCGGCCCGATACATACCCCTGCCACACAATGGCCTCGTACTTGTTTCGCTCCGACTCCGTGACATTCACCTGTACCCCCATGGCCTTGAGGTCCGTCTCGAACGCCTTGCGCTTGTAGTTGCCGGATGGTGACGTGCGCAGAAACTCCTCCACCTGCCCCTTGAGGAAGTCCGGCCGCTGCGCCAGCATCGCCACCTGATGCTTGGACATGACAATGCGCTGGAACTGCCCGTCCATCTGCGCGATGTCTCTGGCGGACATGTCCGGGTAATACTCCCAAATCGGCACGAACTCAAACCTGGGTCGCTTGGCCTGGTAAGGGACTGCTGTCAGCCGCCCTGACCCGTCCGGCATCCATCTGCGCAACGTCACCTCCTCGATGAACGGCCCCTTTAAGACCCCCATGCCGTACTGGATGCCGCTGTAAAGTACCTTCCGGCAGAGCGCCACGTAGTCCAGGGTGCGACTGCCACCGAGTTCTTGTAACTGGTCCTCAATCTCCAACTCCAGGCGATCAGCGCGCTCCTGCGCGAAGTCTCGTATCGCCTGCTCAATCACAGCATCGCTGGGCTGCGTTCCCTGCGCCTTCTGCGTCACATCGTCCAGTACCTTCTGGAGGTCTTCTTGACTCAAATCCGGCACCGCGGAAGCCCCCACGCCCCAGCACTTGTCGTCAGTCGGGAATAGCAGGTTCATCAGGCGGGAGAGCATGGACACGCACTTCACCCGAGTTACCTTCGGGTACGAACGGGATCGGTTCGGGTCCATCTTCAGTTCGATGTCCGGGTCGTATATCCCCAACACCTGACGGGCGTTACGCGCCCATTTTAGTTCTGCCAACCGCCGATCACTCTCGTATTGGGAAAACCTCCTGGCCAACGAACTGCCCAGACTCCGAATCCCGTTCGGGTCCAGCACCACCCTTGACGCTTGCGGTGCTTCCGCTCCGTTCGCCATGGCTTCGGCCATCAAGTTCGCTATGTCCATGATCTTCAGTACCTTCTGCGCGTAGAGTTGCGCGACCCTACCACATTTTCACTTTTGCGAGTACGGATTTCCGAACCTTGGTAGCAACGGCACTGCCTGCTGCCCGCGCCGGCCCACTCGGGCCTCGTTCTTGACATGATAGCGAGCAAGATAAGTCATGCTGTCTGCAACGTGACTTGACAGGTTCTTGTCCGGTGTTGGCTTGTCCCCGTCCCGCTTCGTCGTCGTGTACCGCCAGCCCCCCTGCAACGCTCGTATCAGCCCCTTGCATGAGGGGTCTATCACCAGCGCCGGCCCTCGCTCCGTCAGCCTCGTGGTGAAGTGCTCTATTGCATCCAGGCGGGGAGTCAGCAGGTTCGTATCATCCACCTTCACCGACCACCACTTCTTGAATTCCGGTCTGCGCAACACCTCCACCACGGTTGTCTCGTTCGTTTGTGAGCGTGAGTTTGCCGCGGGGTCTGGCGCAATAATCACCTCCAGCCCTGAATACCTGTGCGAGCGCAGGAGCGGGATCAGCCGATCAGTGCAAGTGCGCAATGCGCCGTAGCCCTCCATCTGAAGTTCCCCAAATATCAGCAACCGACCGTACAGGTCCATCTGCCCGAAGGTCATGGCGGAGTTCTGTACCCCAGGGTCATATCCGATCACCAATGGCAGGTGCTGGTTCGGCGTGAGTGGTGTCTTGCTGATGTGTATTTCCCGGTTGAACGTAGGCACCACAGGGCGCCCAGCGACTGAGTAGCCCCACTCGGCTTCGATGAACTGCTTGATCCACGCTTCCGACTTGCCCTTCTGTAGATTCGTGTAGTACGCAGTGCCCCCAGGCAGATGCTCCACGTTCTCCGCGTCGGGCGACAACCCGGATGGCTGATGGAAGTAACGCCAATTCTCTGGCACCTGCTCCACCAAATGCTTGTACCACCAAGTGTCCTCCTCGCCTGGATTACTGGCGCCCCACATGCCCCAATTCGTGGCCCCCTTCTCCGACTTTGGGGTCTCCTTTGGCCAGTCGTTCTCCGATGGGTATCTGCCACACCGCCCAGATAGCCCCGACACAATTTCCGGGGCTATTTGTACAAATTCATCCAGGATAACGAACGTCGTTTCCATGGACAGCACTTTAGTCACGTCATCCGCCGTATCGAGTGCGCGAAACAGTACCTCACACTCCACGTCCGCGAACCGCAATATGAACGTCTTGGTAGTCGCTCGCCACGTCCCTACTTCCCCATCTTTGAACCACTGCTGCCACGAGGCTATGGTAGTGTCAACCAACTGCGGCATCGTATTGCGAACGATTACGCATTTTGTATGCCTTATGTTGTCGTGCGGCGACGGCCTCTGGAAGCCCGCCATGTACACCAGCTTGAAAAAATTAGCAATCGTCTTACCAGAATTGTGGTGGATAGCCCCGTCAACAGTCACATAGTTGTGGGTGCCCTCAACGCACATATCCCAAAAGTCCTGCTTGACACTCCGACGAGTGATGGATATAATTGGCCTTTTGGTAGTCCTCAAACTCTTAGGGGCCTCGTCAAATGCCTCGCACCCCCCAGTCCGAAGATAACGCCCATCGCGTAACAGCCCTCGCAGACGGTTCCAGAAGTTCCGTAGAGATCGCCATCCTGACTGGCCTAACCCCTCGATGTGTGCGGAAAGTTCTGCGACGGCTTGGCCTACCCAGGCTTCCACGGGGAGGCCCAACCGGGGGTCGTAATGGGTCTTTTGCCGGAGGCCGACGAATAGCCCTTGATGGATACGCTTACGTATCCGCTCCAATCGGTCATCCCTACGCGCCGATTCTCCATGGGAAAAATATCCCGCATATTCGAGAGCACAGGCTGGTGATGGAGCAAACTCTTGGGCGATACCTGCTCCCCCCCGAGATCGTGGGTCATGCCGATGGGCTGACACTCCACAACCATCCGGGCAATCTTCGGCTGTTCCCCTCGAATGCAGCCCATCTGCGCGAGACTCTTGCCGGCAAAGTTCCTCGATGGTCGGATGCTGGTTTTGCGAATATGTCGCTACCATTTCCCCTACGCGAAGGTCTGCAACTTGTTGATATTCACCGTCAGCGCAAAGAAGCCGGTGCGCACCGGCTGCGTCAAATTCTCCTTCTGGCGTTGTCACTCGGTATAGATAGTCCGTACCTTTGCGGAACGCAGCAACACACAACGAAAGCTGGAATTGACATGTCTTCTCGTTCCACGATAAAACTCGCATTGGACGATCTATGCGAGAAATGGGGATGGCCCCATACTCTGTGACTACAAGCGTCTCAGGTGCCAAACACCCGAATGGGCCGACGACAAATGCATGGAATAATTCGCCTGGAAGGTAGTGCTGGATGTACTCCTGCACTGTGGGCGGCGGGGTGTACTCGATGAGTTTGGCCATCAGGGATTCAGCACCCTGGCATCCGGCGCGGCACCGGTAAAGTTGATCTGGATGCTCACACCCGACCCCGCCCCCTGCCCCACTGGAGCCGGGGCGTCGTAGCCTGCCCAGCGCACGGTAGACTTTATGAGGTCTGCCCGCACTGCGGGGGGTGTCTCGGCGTCGTGCATGAGCCTCCATGATGTTTTCAAGACTTCTTCAGCCTGTAGCCGAGCCTTTACCTTGAACCCCATGCCTTCCTTTTTTAGCATCTCCATGGCGCGTTGGAGGTCGTCCAGGAAGAGCGGCTCGTAGCGGATCAAGTCCCACTCCTCCTCCGTGATTCCATACTCCTCGCAGATAGCCCTGGTAGGGCTTGTGCGCAGCGCAATCTCGATTGGGAAGGTAGGCGGGTAGCCCAGCCGTGCCGGGTCTGAGGGAGCGCGGGGCGTGACTGCGCGGCTGGGTTCCGCCAGCATCCGGGACGGCAGCATCGCGTCTATCTCGTCCAGATCGAAACTGCTCATTTCACCACCCGGTACTTCTTCTTGTTCGCCCGTACCTGCTCNGGGTGGTCTTGTCTCCACTTCTTCTGGGAGAGCGCCGCGCAGACCTTGCAGTACGCAGCATATCCATCCGGTCGCGCACTGTTCGTGCTGAACTCAGATAACGGCTTGGTGTGAGCCGGCAGAGCGCCGAAGCCTGGGCAGGTTTTGTGTGTCATTTTTCCATCAGGGGTAAGACTGTCTCCAGACTGTACATGGAATAAGTCTGTGTGTAAAGAGGGGTAAGTCATACAAGCCTCCGGCCAGACTATCAGGGGGCGCATTCTACAGACTTGTAGGGGTAAGTCGCATAAAAATGCTCGTGGTCTGTACATGCTTTGGTGAAAAAAGGGGCACGCCCCCTCACCTCCCAATC